TACAGGGTCTGCATTAACTTGTATTGGTACAATTACAACTGGAGTAGATAATACAGGGCACGATGTTAAATTCTTTGGTGCTACTTCTGGAAGTTTCTTATTATGGGATGAATCCGATGATGCGTTAGAATTAACAGATTCTTCTCCAATTAAAATTGGTGATGGCGGAGATATGACCATTTATCATGATGGCACAGATTCTTTTGTTACAAATTCTCAGGGAGGTTTAAAATTAGCAACAGAAACATCTGGCATTGCGGTTACTATTGGACATACAACTTCAGAAACAACAGTTGCGGACAATTTAACGATTACAGGAACCACAGTTGGTACTAGTTTTGACTTAAATGGAACAGCAGATGGTTTAATACTTGATGCTAATGGAAATACAACGATTTCATCACCAACAGACGACCAAATAGACTTCGAAATAGCAGGTGCTGATGATTTTACGATGACAGCTAATACCTTTACAATTCTATCTGGATCGACTATAGCTATTGCAGCCGGTGGAGCAATAACAAATGCTGGATCAATGGCCCCAGATATAACAAGTACTGGTAAAGCATTGGTAATGGGATTTTAATTAGGAGAAAAATATGGCAAGTGAATTATTAAAAGTATCACATACAGCTGGAGTTACAAACTCTGAATCTGTTTTGATTAATGGAGTGAGTGGACATACTTATACTATTCTATCTATTCTTGCGACAGAAACTGCTGGTGCAGCAGAAACACTTGATCTTTATATTGACGATGATGGTGGTGGTACAGATTATGAATTACTATCAGATCAAGCAATCGGTGCAAATGAAACTTTTGAATTAACAACAAAATTTGTTATTGAAGGTGAAGATCATTTATGTGCAGCAGCAGCTTCATCAGCAAATATAGATATAGTTGTTAGCTATTTAGATCAAACATTATAGGAGTATTTATGAGCGGAATTATTGCGCAGAATACTCTAGATAATTCAGGATTAATAAAATCACCAGCTGGTGGTGGTGCGTGGAATTTTATATCAAAAACTACAGCAAGTTCAGATGATACAGTAGATATTACCTCTGGTATAGATAGTACCTACAAATTATATTTAATTACTTATAACAATATGCATCCAGAGACTGATTTAGTAGATTTTCAGGTAAATTTTAGAGATGGTGGTAGTGCTTTTGATGCAGTAAAAACAAGTGTAGTTTTTGATGCTTCGCATTTAGAATCTGGATCATCATCAAATCTATCTTATTCAACATCTTATGATCTTGCACAAGGCACAGGAATTCAATTTTTAGCATCAGAAGTTGGTAACGATAATGATCAAAGCGTTTCAGGTTATTTATATTTATTTAATCCATCTGACACAACATTTATAAAACATTTTATGGGAGAATCAAACACAAATCAAGGTGAAGATAGAACTTATAGGTGGCATGTTGCTGGATATTGCAATACTACATCTGCTATCGATGGAGTACAATTTACTATGCAAAGTGACGCCATAGATTCTGGAGACGTCTGCCTTTACGGATTAACAACATGACAGGTATAGTTTCACAAAACGTAGGAAGAACATCAGGTCTAGTTAAAGCTGTAAGTGGTGGTGGAACTTGGACTTTGATTGAAACTTTAACTTCTGACGGATCAGATGCAGATTTAAGTTTTACTTCAGGAATAGATTCAACATATCCTATTTATAGATTTACGTGGATAAATATTCACCCAGAAACTGATGGTGCTAATTTCACTTTTCAAGCAAATGCTGCTGCTGGAAGTGGTTACAATGAAACTATGACAACTACTGCTTATCAAGCACAGAAAAGTGAATCAGGTTCAGACGAATTATCTTATGAAGGAGGATCAGATCAAGCACAAGGAACAGCTTTTCAAGCTATTGGTTGGGAAGTAGGCAATGATAATGATCAAGGCTGCTCTGGAGAACTTTGGCTTTTTGATCCAAGTTCTACTACTTTCACCAAACAGTATCTATCTGTATGTAATATGTATAGATATAATAATTACTCACAACAATATCGAACTGCTGGATATATAAACACAGCAAGTGCTATTGATGAAATACAATTTAAATTTAGTGCTGATGAAATTCAGGCAGGAAAAATTAAACTTTACGGATTGGGTGACAGCTAATGAGTGGAATAATAGCACAAAATTCAGGTAGGCATACAGGACTGGTTAAAGCGGCTGGTGGTGGTGGAGCTTGGAATTTAATTCAAACTTTAACTGCGTCAAGTGATTCTACACTAACTTTTGATAGTGATATTGACAGCACCTATGATGAGTATGTATTTAAGTTTATTAATATGCATCCATCAGCAGACTCCGCACAATTTCATGTTAATTTTAGAGATGGTGGTTCAGCTTATGATGCTACAAAAACATCGAGTTTTTTTAAAGCATATCACGCTGAAGATGATGCTGGTTCTGCACTAGTCCTTGAAGGAGGGGATGGTATGGCACAATCAACAAGTTCCGCATTTTTATCATCTAATGTAGATAATGATAACGATGCACATTTGTGTGGTATGTTACATTTATTTGCACCATCGGACACAACATTTGTAAAACAGTTTATATACACTGGAGTAGTTCTTGGTGCTACAAAGTATTGTTATAATGACCGTGTTGCGGGTTATGTAAATGTTACTGCTGCTATAGATGGTGTTCAGTTTACTTACGATGATGGCAACATTGATTCTGGAACCATTTCAATGTATGGAATTACTTAATTAAGGAGGAAAATATGCCAAGATACCATAACATAAACGGAGTAAGAGTTCAGTTCACAGCAGAAGAAGAAACTGCTAGAGACAATGAAGAAACAGCTTGGGCTAATGCAGCACCTGCTAGAGCTTTGGCTAGATTAAGATCTAAAAGAAATAGACTCTTAGCTGAAACTGATTTTTACGCTTTATCCGATGTAACTCTTTCTGATGATATGACGACATATCGTCAAGCTTTAAGGGATTTACCCGCAGGTAAAGACACTGTTTCAAAATGTGAAAATGCTACGTGGCCGACTAAACCATAATAATATTGTAATACAATATTATTAATAATATAAGGTTTTATGCTACAAAAAATTAGAATACAGCCAGGATTTAATAAACAGGTTACAGCAACTGGCGGCGAGGGCCAATGGATTGGTGGTGACTATGTACGATTTAGATATGCCTCACCTGAAAAAATAGGTGGCTGGGCACAACTAGGAGATGCTACTCTTACAGGAAGAAACACGGCACTCCATCATTTCGTTAATGCCAGTGGAATTAAGTATGCGGCCCTTGGTACAAACAGATTTTTATATGTATATTCTGGAGGAGTTTTTTATGACATCACTCCTCTTAAAAGTACGAGTACATTAACCAATGCCTTTACAACAACAAATGGTGATGCCACTGTTACAATCACTTTTGCTTCTGATCATAATATTTCTAAGTACGATATTGTTCGTTTGGATAATTTTTCATCTATCACTAATTCTAATTTTGACTCCGATGATTTTGACGATACTAATTTCATGGTCACAACTGTTCCAAGTTCTGACACGATTACAATTGAAATGGGGTCAAATGAATCAGGATCAGGAGCCAGTACTTCTGGTGGAGTAAGAGTTAAACATTTTTATTCAATAGGACCTGCGGTTGAAGAATCAGCTGCTGGTTGGGGACTAGGTCAATGGGGTGGTACTGTTGCTGGAGAAATTACAGATACACTAGATGGAGCATTAACTTCAGGTTCATCTAGTATTGTTCTAGATAATTCTGTATCAATGCCTTCATCGGGAACAGTTTTAATAGACAGCGAGCGTATTGCTTATACAGCCAATGCGACTGGAACAGGAACTTTATCAGGATTAACAAGAGGATCGGATAATACGACAGCTGCTTCACACTCGGATGGAGCAACAGTTACCGATGCATCCGACTACACCAAGTGGGGTGCATCGCAAACTGGAGACGTAATCACGGCCCCTGGTCTATGGTCCCTGGACAATTTTGGAAATAAACTTATTGCAACTATATTTGATGGTGCAACTTTTGAATGGGATTCAGATGCAGCGGGTGGTACATCTACAAGAGCCACAATCGTTGCCAATGCACCAACTGCAGCAGTACAGACTTTAGTATCCACTCCCGATAGACACTTAGTTTTCTTTGGCACTGAAACCACAATTGGTACAACATCAACACAGGACGATATGTATATCAGATGGTCAGATCAAGAGAGCATCAATGCTTCAACTTCATACGCGCCTTCAGCAATCAATACCGCTGGTACACAGAGACTGGCCGACGGAACACGGATCGTTTCAGCTATCAGAGGTCGGGATGCAATTTACGTATGGACCGATACATCTTTATTTATTATGAGATTCGTTGGCGCTCCTTTTGTATTTTCATTTCAACAAGTTGGAACGAACTGTGGATTGATTGGAAAGAATGCAGCAGTCGAAGTGGATGGTTCTGCTTACTGGATGTCTGAGAATGGTTTCTTTAGATACACTGGTAAACTAGATTCACTAGCATGTCTGGTTGAAGACTATGTTTATGATGATATTAATACAATTCCTAGACAACATATTTATGCAGGACTGAATAACTTATTTGGTGAAGTAACTTGGTTTTATCCAGGTAGTGGAGCTGCATCTAACAATAGATCAGTAACTTATAATTATATGGATTCAACACCAGAGAGACCTGTATGGACGACAAGCACGTTGGCAAGATCAACATGGGCAGATTCAGCTATATTTGGAAAACCACATGGAACTGAATATGACTCTGATGCAACGAGCGATACAACTGTTGGAAATACTGATGGCGTTACAACTTACTATGAACATGAAACAGGACAAGATCAAATTAAAGCAGGAGCAAGGACTGGTATTTCAGCAAGCATTGAATCCGGTGATTTTGATATATCAAGAACACAGCAAGGTGGAGCAGACATCAGAGGAGATGGAGAGTACATGATGAAAATTAGAAGAGTGCTTCCAGACTTTTTATCCCAGACTGGTGATGCAAGAGTGACATTAAATTTAAAAAATTATCCAACGGACTCGCAGGCGAGTTCATCTTTGGGTCCATTTACATCTACGACAAGTACAACTAAAATAGACACACGTGCAAGAGCACGAGCTATATCTTTAAAGGTTGACAATACCAGTACTAAACAACACTGGAAGCTTGGCACTTTTAGATTAGATATACAACCGGACGGGAGAAGGTAATGCCATACGGATACGGATCAGCGAATAAAGGAAGTAGTGGAAGTAGTAGTAGATCTTATGGGCCACCAGGAAGTTCTAGTCGTAGGTCCGCTCCTACACATCAACCTAGATCTAGACCAGCACCAGTTACAACAGGCGGACCACCAATAGTATTAAATCCACCAACAACACCAATTACAACAGGCGGACCACCAAGAGTATTAAATCCACCACCAACACCAGTTACAACAGGCGGACCACCAAGAGTATTAAATCCACCACCAAAAGGAAGAATAAATACTAATGGAGGGATAGCAGGTATAAAGAATCGTAACATATTAAACTGGTTGAAAAGTAGAGCGGGAAAATATACTGGATACACACAACATAATATTAATAATCAAATGCTTAGAAACGCATTAGCCGCAGGAGAAATAACTGAAGAACAATATAAACTTATGGGTGGGTATGATGTTGCTCAAAATATGCCTTTAAATTTGGGTTCAAATTATAAAAATGTCGGTATAGCTTCTGGACTTTATAACGCACTTAAATCAGGAGTATCTGCTTTTACTGGTTCTCCGTATGCTAAATATGGTAATATAGGACCACTAGAATCAATTGCACTTAATACACAAGGAGCAACTGGATTAGGTAAAAAAAATCAAATGATGTATGAGGATATTATAGGTGGAAAAAAATTTTTTAGTAATGAAAATGAGATGTATAATATACCTAAAACAGAAACAGCAAAACGTATTGCAGGGGATACCTCAGGTACTGTAGAGACTGGCATGACACTTGACGAAGTAGCTGAAGATGTAAAAATGGATAATATGATTAAAAATTTAGATTTTATTGATTTGATGAGAACAAAGCAAAAAGGAACAAAATTTTATGATGCAGTTTATGAACCTAAAGAATTGGAAGCAGCTCAAGGCGGACTTATAAATTTTTATAGATACGGAGGCTTCAGTGGCTAGAATAGTACAATCATTAACACAACCTTTAGAAAAATACGATCAACAGATACAACAATCATTTGTTAGAGACGTTGATAGTATAGTACAAAAATTAAACACATCCTTTCAACAGGATTTAAAAGATGAGGCAGAAGCGGAAAGCTTCTTTATGGCA